TCCCCCCCCGGCCCTTGGAGCGCTGGGGCCCCTGGAAGCCGCGCCCCGAGCGGGGGTTACCCCCGGCGTTCAGGAACTCAAGCAGCGGACGGTTACGCCGCGTAGCCCGCTCGTTCATAATGAACTCACCGGAGCGCACACGGATAGGCTCGCCCGTATCCTCAACAACCGCCCGCCGGTTATCGACATGCGGGGCCGCAGGTGGGCGGCCGCTAATCAGCCCGCCGGAGGCGAAGCCGCGCATCGTGTCACCCACGTGCCCGCCACCAGAGAACCCGAAGAACTTCTTACGGTAGGTCTCGATCTTGTGGGTAATATTCTCGGTGATGTTCCTGATCCGCAGCGTTGTTTCACGGACGGTAGGGATTGAAAACACCCAGTCGATAGCGCGGCGCACGCTACCTACGAACCCGCCGAGGCCGACGACGTTCAGCTCAGTGTTATGCCTATCGGGAACCTTCCCTACCGAGTCTGACGCCTGCGATGCTGCACGGTTCACATTCGATGCGTCACCCCGCATGTCGGTGTTATGCGACTTCGGGAGGTTCCGCACAGACTCGGCGGTTATCGCCGCAGCAGAATCAAAATTACCCGTGGTAGCGGTCATATCGGTGTTGTGCGAACCGGGTACCGCATTCACCGCGTCACTCACACCCTGGATAGCTGAGGACGCCTCAAACGTGCCCGTCGCATCAATCTCAATCTCCTTGCTACCGGGCATAGATTCAAGCCATTTAGCAACTTCACTGAACCCGCTCTTAGTCTCCTCGATACCCTGCGCCTGCACGTTCACGTTCTTCTGCCCCGGAATATTGCCCAGGGCGTCACGCAGCTGCGTTGCCTTACCTGTAGCCTGGTCGAACCCGATAGTGCCGCCCGCAACGTGCACCTGGTTAGGTATACCGTTCACCTCTTTAGCGGTACGGTTCGCAACAGCCCGGGCGTTATCATCCATGAACGTGCTAATGCTAATGTTCTTGTCTTGCAGGCCGAACGCGGCACGCGCCAAGTCCTCAACCTGCTCAGACGACAACCCAGCCTGGTAACCGTACTTTTTGATCGTCTGGTAGCCGCGCTCATAAATCGCACGAATCTCTTCCTGCGACTTACCGGCGTTAGATGCCGCCACGGCAACCTTGTTCGTTTCGTTAGCGACAGACCCAAACAACTTGTTCAGCTCACGGCCACTCTTAGAAGCGTTGTCAAATCCGAACCCCATTTCATAGGATGCGGTCTTGCCTTTCTTGAACGCCTCCGCCAGCTTCTCAAGCGACTCATAGTAAGAACCCATAGAGTCGTTATAGGATCGGAAGCCCTTGCCCAGGTAGTCGAAAGCCTTAGCGAAATCAGACAAAAGGGATTCAACCTTTTCTACCACTTCGCCGTTCTCGTCCAGCTTCTTGGTGTTCTCGCCGATAGCGTCCGTGGCCTCAGCTGTGGCGGCTGTTCCCTCCTTGATTTTCTTGTTCAGCTCTTCCTGGGATGCCCCGGCCTTTTTCAGCTTCTCAGGTAGCTCACCCTTCATCGCCTGGAATTTCTCTTCATCGGTGAGCGCTACACCCAATTTATTGGCGTAGTCGGTGACAGCCTGCCCAAGCTTCGGGAACAGCTCGGTTATCTTGCTGACGCTCACACCCGAATGCTCCGCCTCGTCCGCTATCTGCTTGAAGAGCGCGGTAGCGCGCTGCGGATTCTCACCGTACATCTTCGCCAACGCCTCGTCCACCTGCAACACACTATCCTTGAGCAGATCGAACGAACCTTTAGAGCCGACGATGTTGTTCACCATGCCGTTAAACCCGTCGAACGCGGTTTGGTTACTGAGGCGTTTCAGTGCGTCGTTGATGCCGTTGATGCCTTCTTCGGTGCCGTGCATGGCCCACCTGCCGCGCCCGTTGGTGAACTCCGCGTTTTTGAAAATGTCGTTGATGCGGTTCATTTCGCCGCCGCTCTCAGATAGGGCGTTAGTCATTTTCTCCACGCCCGGTGTCTGCGCGTTAAGGTTCTTGAAAGGTGTAGCTATCGCCTCAGCACCAGCTACAGCTAGGGAGAGGTAGCCGAATCCACGGGCCAGCTTCCCTACCACACCGGAGAATTTACCACCGCTTGCGGCTCCCGCCTCCATCTGGGCGTTAGATGCGGCTACACCGGCTGAGGCGCTGCGCCCGGCTAAACCTAGCTCAACTAGCGCCGTGCGTGTAGCGTGCACCATAGTAACGAACTTCGCGGCACCAGCCACAGCCAGCAGCAGCGCACCAGTGATACCCCCAATGGTGAGAACCGTGGTGAGCGTACCAGAATCGACCCGCGAAAGACCATCAACAAGCTTATCCAGCCATTGCACGGCCGGGCGTAGCGCGTCAGCCACACCAGAACCGGACTTGATGAAAAGCGTCTCGATAGACCCGCCCAGCTTCTCAAGGTCGCCCTTAAGGTTGTTCTGCGCGATAGCCGCAGTCTCAGCCGCGTAACCAGAGTCATTGACCTTATCAATCCACCCCTGGATACCGTCTTGCCCCTGCTCATAGAGCACGGCGGCGGCACGCACAGCGTCAGAACCGAAAATCTGCGCCAGGGTTGCGTCGCGCTGCTCAGCCGTCATGCCTTTCAACGCGGCTTTCAGCTCGCCCGCGAACACCGCCAGCTTCTTGACCTTGCCCTGGTTATCGTACAGAGACAAGCCCATTTCGCTCATTGTCTCCGCCGTCTCCTTGGACGGATTCTGTAGCTTCTGCAGCATGACCTTGAACGAGGTGCCCGCATCGGAGCCGATAAGGCCCGCAGATGCGAAAGCGGATAGGGCACCAACGGTCTCTTCGATACTGAACCCGGTCTGCGCGGCAACCAGGCCGGACTGCTTGAGGGCGTAACCAAGGTCGCCGACACTACCCTGCGCCTTGCCTGCACCGGCCGCCAACAGGTCTGCTACGTGGTTCAGGTCGCTACCCTTGAGCTTGAACTGAGTCAGCGCGGTAGCCGCAAGCTCTGCGGCGTCACCGACACGAAGCTCACCGGCCGCAGCAAGGGACAGGGCACCATCCAGGCCGCCTTTCAGGATGTCCGATGTTTCCACACCGGCCTTAGCAAGCTCCGTGATACCATATGCGGCCTCAGTGCCAGAATATTTTGTGTCGGCACCGGCCTTGATCGCGGCCTCACGCAACAGCGCCATATTCGACGCACTTTCATGCGTAGCGGCCTGCACACCGGACATGGCCGCATCAAAATCTGCGAACGCCTTCACGGGGAGAGCGAATGCGGCTAGTAGACCGGCCCCGGCGATAGCGCTACCGGAGGCGAGCTTGTCCATTGCGTCACGGTTGCCCAGGATAGAGCGGGTGAGTGACTGCGAAGAGTCTGTTGCCTGGCGGCTGTTTTCCCGCATCTGCGCATACGTATTCCTTGCGGCGGTGGCGTATGTTTGCACCGATGATGCGGTTGCGGCGGCACCGGCCCGGGCGTTCACCGCCATCTCAGAGTAGACGAGCTTGTTTACGGGGCCGATGCTCAGGATGTGGTCGCGGGCGCTCACAGCCGCCGATTTGAAAGATGCCCCGACGGACGAGGCAAGGCCGCTGTAGGCGTTCTGTGAGTTGAGGGAGGCACGCTCCATAGCGGTAGTGATACCGCCCGCATAGTCAATAGCGGCCCTAGCAGCCTCGCGCCGCGCCGCTTTCTCTGCCCGGGTCATGCCGGAGAACACGCCGTAGGATTGTGCCGCCGTGTCCCTATAGGCTTGGACTACCTGCGCCCCGGACTGTCGGGCCTGCGCCGCACGGTTAGCGAACAAGGCTGCGTTTGCTGCCTGCCCCGCCCGTGACGTTTCGGCGATAGCCCGCACCGTACCTTGCTGTGCGGCCCGTATGCTGGTGGCGCTAGTGAGCGCGGCTGCTGCTGCTACCGCAGCTGTGGATCGTATAGCTGCCTGTGATTCTGCGGCTGCGGTGCGTGCTGATTTTGCTGACTGCTGCCCGGTGAGTCCGCTTGTCTGCTGCGCGGCGCGGCGTGATGCGGCTACGGCTGCTACGGCGGCGGCTTCGTGTGCGCGTACTGTCTGCGTGGCGGCGTCGCGGGCTGAGCGGGTGACGGTGCGCATCCCCTGCTGCATCCCGTCACCGGCGTGCTTACCGGCCGCTGCTGCTGCTATGCCGATACCGGATAGCGATTTAGAGGCGTCGCGGGATGCGGCTGCGGCC